TATTTTTCAATACATAAATGATTCAAATTTGTCCAATGCTTTAAATGAATCTTGTCAAGATATGGCAATATCAACTGGTGTTTTATTAATAAACGAAGGAGACGAGCGACTTGGAGAATGCCCATTACAATTTGTTTCTGTCCCTCTAAGTTATATTGCAGTTGAAGAGGGGGCTAATGGTTCTATTGATTCTTTTTGGCAGGAAAGGAATATTCCAATCAGGCTTATTACTAGACAATGGCCAGCAGCTAAATTAACCAAAGAACTAGAGCGCAGATTAGAGGCTGACGGAGGGCAAAAAATACAATTAATTGAAGGAGTTATATATTATCCGAACGTTTCTGGCGATAAAAAATACTTTCATTATTTGCAAGAATATGAATCTAAATCTGATCTATTCTATGAATGGCGAGATTATAATCCGTATATAGCTTTTAGATACTCTAAATCACCGCGCGAAACATACGGCTCAGGCCCAATCTTACAAGTATTACCTTTTATTAAAGTATTAAATAAGATAGCTGAATATGAATTAGAATCTGCAAAGTTCCACGTGGCACCAATAATAATGGCGATGTCTACTGTAAGTCTCAATCCATCTACTCTTAGAATAGAACCAGGAGCAGTTTTAGGTATGGACGCGTCTATGCCGATTAAGGATCAGATAGCAACATTAGATGTCGGAGGTAATCCACAATTTATCCAATTAACAATTGAACAATTAAGAGAAATTATTCAAAAAACATTATTTGCTGCTCCGATGGGTGATGTAGCTGATACACCTAACCGCTCAGCGACAGAAATGTCATTAAGATATCAAGAATTTTCAAGAAAAAATACAGTTGCAATTGGTCGTTTAACTCAGGAAATGGTTATTCCAATTTTTGAAAGATGCATTCGTATTTTGTATAAAAAAGGTTTAATAGAAGACATCCGCGTTAAAGGTAAAGTTTATTCTTTACAGCTTGATAATTCGCGCGCTGTCCAAATTAAATATAAATCACCTCTGCTTGCGTTGCAAGATAGGGATGATTTGAATAATACTCAGCAAATGTGGCAAATGTTGGTTGGTGTATTTACTGATCAAGCCCCGCTTGTAGTTGAAGTATCTGATTTTCCACGATATATAGCTGAAAAATTAGGTGCTGACTTGTCTCTTCTAAAGCCAAAATCTGAGGTTGAGGCTTTATTTAAACAAGTAGCAAAAAATGCACTCCAACAACAACAAGCAGCTCAATCAGCGACGCCGCCATACCCACAAGAGCCGTTACCTGCCCCAGAAGGAGCAATTTAAATAAGGAGAAAAACAATGGTAAAAAAAATAACAAAAATACCTAAAAAGGCACTTAAAAAAACACCACCGCCAGAACCTGTAAAACCTGCGGTTCCACCTCAACCAGCGAAGGAAAGCGTTGATGATTTGAGATTGAAAAAACTATTGCGCAGTATTTTTAGAACCCCAGAAGGGAAAGAAGCTATAAATTTAATGAAAGGCATTTATAGTTTTTACCCTATATGTGTTCCTGGTGCGCCGGAAGGTTCTAATGAACTCAGACAAGGAACCATAAACTTTGTTCGAGCCTTAATTTATACAATTGAACATGAAGATAATGGAGAATCTTATAGTGGATAATTTACAAGAAGCAGCTCAAGCATTTAATACAACGGATAATTCTGAAGAAAATGGTGCTACTGATTCTACTGATTTTACTGATAATCAATCCACTTGGTTATATGCTGAGGGGATTCCTGGAAATGGGGAAAAGCCCGAGTGGTTCAATCACGAAACATTCAAAGACATCACTGCTCAGGCGAAATCTTATAATGAATTACGTAAGAAATTGGGGGCAGCGGCACAAGGTGCCCCCGAGTCTTATGCCATCAACGCCGAGTCTTTGGGCGAAGAATATAAGGATTGGAATTTAGATACAAAGGATCCTCTATTAGAAAATTTTACTAAAATAGCTCATAAACATAATATTCCGCAAGATTTTGTAAATGATGTTCTGAGAATATATATTGATAATGACAAAAATTTAACTAAAGAAAATGAGGAAACATTAAAAAAATACTATCAAGAAGAATTGGAAAAAATAGGCCCTAATGCTGTTGAAGATATTAAAAATTTAACAATATTATATAAAAATAATTTTCTTGATAGTAAATTGTCTGATGAACAAATGGAAGCTGAAATACAAGAATTTAAGAATAACCTTAAGGATTATAGCTACTATAAGTTCATCGATAAAATAATAAGAAAAGCATCTAGCTCGTCACGCATACCTTCTCAAATTCCGGCTGAAACACAAAAAAACTTGCAAGATTTAAAAATCAAAGCAAGAGAAATGCAGGCGGATAAAGAAAAAATGCGTGATCCTGAATACGCTAATAGTGTTCATGAATTATATCTGGAAGCACATCCAGAATTACTTGCAAAACCTAATCCAATTGCAAGGGGTAAAGCTTTTGCAGGTGGGGTTTAACATTTAAAATCCGCCGCACTGCGGCGGAAATTTGATTTTTATTTCGATAATTTTCTATGAAAGACCGTCTATCGCTAACTTTCCATAGATTGACCGAAAGCATTTATATGAGCATTGCTCAAATTTAGTGTTTTCCATTCTTGAGACCGTGGACTTAAAGCCATGCTAACTCTAAGAGGAAATAATATTTTTTAATTTATTTTTGGAGGTTTATCATGGCTTTAATTGATATCGCGATTCAAGAGTTTAGGGACGCATTTACGAATGAATACCAACAACTCGAACGCAAAACAGCAAACACAACACAAGTATACACAGGTTTAATTGGCGACTCTTACAAAGTACCAGTAGCTGGTGAGATAGTTCTGCACGACCGCGGGGCGTACCATAGTAATATTGCAGCGACAATACCTACATATACTCGTCCTATAATTACATTTAAAGAGAAAACGGCCCTTATACCAAGTGATATTTTCGAGCAAACAAATGTCAACGTTAGCGAAAGACAGAATTATGCGCGGATAACTGCTTCGTCTATTTCTCGAGTAGAAGATCAAATTCTTGTTGACGCTCTTAATGACTCCACCACAACAAATGAAATTGTTGACGGTGGAACGAATATGAGCGTTGAGAAGCTTATCGAAGCAAAATTATTGCTTGATAAGGCAAACGTGCCCATGAAGGATAGATACGTCATAGCACACGCCAATCAGCAAAAACCTTTACTTAATGATTCTGATGTTACAAGCGCGGATTACAATACGACCAGAGTATTGGTAAATGGCACCATAGATTCTTATCTTGGATTCAAGTTTATTTGGATTGGTGACATGACCGAGGGCGGAGTGCCTAAAACAGGCGATATCAGAACTTGTTTTGTTTATCACTATGATGCTATGGCTATGGGCTACAAATTGAACCCTACTGTTACTACTGATTGGGACGCCAGATCTCAATCTTGGTTAATTATACCGAAAGTAATTTTAGGGGCAATTGACGTATTACCCAAAGGTGTGGTCAAAATTGACTGCGATGAAACAGCTTAAGGAGGTTTATTATGACGTTTAATAACAAAAATTTCGCGCCTATTTCTGGCGGTGAGAGTGAGGGTGTTCCTAAGATTTGGGGCTATATATCAGCTACAGATGCGATTGCTACTGTAGCAGCTAGTGCATATTTTAACGACTACGCAACCCAATTGCGGATAGGAGATGTTATTTATATAGTGGCCACAGATGAAATTTGGTTTTACAGCGTGACAGCTGTAACCCCAAATGTAACTGTCGCAGCGATAACCGCCCCTGCTTAATGACGTAGCCGCCTTCGGGCGGCTATTTTTTGGAAAAAAAATATGGCAATAACTAAAACACAGATTATTTCTATGGCTTTTGAATTGCTTGGTAACGCCCAAATAATGTCATTAAACCCAGAATCTAATCCACATCACGCATCAGCTAGCAGGTTTTATGACCAAGAACTAAAAAATATCTTAACAATGCACCCATGGCGTTTTGCTATGAAAACTCGAGATTTGATTGCAGATTTTGATGATCCTACAAATGAACGCTGGAGATATAAATATGTAATTCCTCTTGATGTATTATCAATTTATAAAGTAAATGTTTTTGGATATACAATTTTTGATGACAGAATTTATGCCAATGTTAATTCTTTACAAATTGATTGCTTAGAAGAAGTTTCTACAGACAAATTTCCTCCTTATTTCGTAACTTTATTAGTTTATAGATTGGCAGAATTGTTATCTTTAAAAATAACGCAAAAAACTGATTTGGCTAAATATTGGTCAGCGAAAGCAGATCAACAATATATTCGAGCTAGAACAATTGATATTAATCAGGTTCCATCCCAAGTGGTAAGTTACGATCCAATTTATTCGGCACATTTTGTATGACAACAATTAGACGCATTCAAAATAATTTCACACATGGTGAATTTGATCCAATATTAAGCTCAAGAATTGATCTTGATGTTTATACAAAGGCGGCGCAAACCGCAAAAAATGTTGTTCCTGTTCCGCAAGGAGGTTTAAAACAGCGTCCAGGAATGCAGCATCTGGTCGAAATAGGAACTTATACTAATTTTTCAGAAGAAAATTTACAACTAACTGTTCTGGAATATTTGGACGAAGATCATTACATAATGATGTTTGTTCCTGAGCGATTATATATTTTTCATATTCCAGGAGGTTTGGTACAAACAATTACCACAACCTATACTGCTGCTCAAGTTAATGAATTAAGATTCGCCCAAAGTGATCGAACATTAGTGATTGTACATAAAGATCATATTCCAACAGAATTAATTAGAACAACAACAGCCCATAATTCTTGGTCTTTAGATACTTTTAGTTTTGATGTATATCCTACTTTTGATTTTGATCATAATTATGATAATTTAACTTTTAGTCTTCACCGCAGTGCTTACGCTGGCTCGGCTTTTACTAAAAGTGACAATCAGGTAGATAGAGAAGTATGGTTGAGATCATCATCAGGAATATTTAATACGTCATATAATGGTGCCCTATTTTATGCTTTTGGCGGATATATCCGTTTTGAAGAATTTATCTCATCGAATGAAATGAGAGGAATTATTATAGAAAGATTTGATACAGCTTTTGAAGATGCTTTAACTTTTGACCCAGATAATTTTGGTGGAACACATGTATTTTTAGGTACGATTTCTTTTAGTTCAGCTAGAGGCTATCCGGAGACAGTGGCATTTTACCAAAATAGATTATTTTTTGGCAGAACAGAATCATTACCATCAAGCGTATGGGCATCTCAACTAAACGGTTATTATCAAGGACATTTAAATTTTGATGAAGGAACTGGAGAGGCGACAGATGCAATTAATACTATTATTTTGTCACAAAAATCAGCGACAATTAAGAGCTTAATTGGTGAAAAAACTTTTTTAGTTTTTACTAACGATGGTATATATGCCTCACTTTTAGATTTAAGCAGCGGGTTGAGTCCAGATAATTTTGGATTAACTAAGCAAGTTAATAATCAGATTTCTGAAAATGCCGATCCAATTCTAATGGATAATCGTGTTTTATATGTTGAAAAAGGAGGTCATGCTGTTCGCTCATTGGCTTATGATATACAGGTAGGATATCAAGACTCAGATATTAGTTTTTTTTCGGCGCATCTTATAAAAAATCCTCTTGACGTAGCATTATATAACAATAGAAATTATAACTACGGTGTGTATGCTTATTTTATTAATGAAGATGGCACTGCTGCTGTTTATCAATCCGTTATAGACGAAAACATTTCATCATGGACAAACATGACAACTGACGGCGAAATATTAAGAGCTGCTAGTTCTGATTCTGAAATTTATTTTATTGTTAAACGGTTACAATGGCAAGGTGTTCCAGATTATCACCTAGAAAAATTTAATACCGAAACATATTTAGATTCAGCGATTATACAACATTTTGACCCCCCCCAAACAAATATTACTGGTATGGGTATTTTAAAAAATAGAACAGTTTGGATTATTGCTGATGGGTGGGTTTATCAAAATGTTGAGGTTGATGATGATGGAACAGCAGTCTTGCCTTATCCTGCAACAGACGTACAGGCTGGCTGGAAAATTGATATTGAAGTACAACCAATGCCTCTTGAAGTTCCAATTCAGACTGGCTCAACAATTTATTATCCTAAAAGAATTGTTAATACTTTTGTAGATTATTATAAATCTTTATATCTTGAAGTCAACGGAATAGATATTCCATATGTAGATGTTGAACATATGACAGAATCACCAATTCCTAAGACAGGTGTTTATGAAATCCCTTTACTAACAGATGATGCGTATACGTTAAAACCAACAATTACTATTAGACAAACAAAACCTGGTCCATTTTTCTTGCGTGGTTTAGGTTATGACGTGGAGGTATAGATAATGTTTATAGGTGGGGCAATTGCTTTGTCGATGCTAGGATCAGGTGTTATGCACCTTTTGAGCTACGAACAACAAAGAGAACAAGCAGATATTCAAGCTAAACTATATCAAGCACAGGCCGACGCGGCTGAAGCCAACGAGGCTTCGCGATCAATACAACGCATGGATAAATTAGATGATACTTTATCGGCTCAAGCTGTAGCCTCTGTTGCTCGAGGCATGGACGTTTCTTCTGGCTCTTTTAAAGCTATTCAGCGTAAGAGTTATGATGCTTTTCGCGAAGATGAGGAAGGCGACAGATTTAACACTACTATGCAAGTATTAGGATATAAAACTCAGGCGGCCCAACAAGAACAAGAAAAAAGTTATTCAGCTATACAAAATTTAAGTGAATTCGGCGAGCATTTAGCAAATCTTGGTGTATTTGCGGCGACAGGGGCATCATCGGGTGCGACAGCGTCAGCAGCATCAGGGATAGATTTAACTGTTCCACAAATGCCCCAAAATCAAATAGTGCCAGATTGGATGCGAGAGAGGTAAACAATGGCTCAAAAAGCAGGAATGCCAGAATATCAACCAACATACACGCCATCAGTACGCGGTAATGTTCCACAGATTCGTAGCAAAGGTGGAGCGGTGCTTAATGAAGTGGGAAATATGTTTTATCGTGAAGCTCAAGGCTTTGCGGATCAAAATGCTATTAGAAAAGGAACAGAAGCCGGTGAAAATCCAGGATTCAAACCTACTTTAAATTTTGGCCGTGCAAGTGAATTATATAATCAAGCAGCGTTGCAGGCTAATAAATATTCAACTGGCACTGATATAATAAACACTACGAACAAACTTTATACAGAAGCTCAATTAAACCCAGACATTGATGATGCAATAAAGACGTATGACGCTAAGTTAGCTGGATATTCTCAAGGATTGTTTAATACCTTGCCAGAAGAAAACAAAGGATATGCAAAAAATCTATTATCAACCAAAGGATTTGAAGGCAGAGATAAATTAAATGCTATTAGACATCAAAAATTATTAAATGAAGCTCAAGCAGGATTTAATGATACATATGGCACATATTTAAAAGAAATGGAAAATAATGCTGCTCAAGGAAACACAAATAATGCAATGGTTTATCACGGACAAATCCATCAATTGTTACAACATACTCAAGACATAGGTGCTTTAACTCCATTACAAGTTAGTAAATATAAAGAAGATTCTGAAAAACAATTACATATAAACGATATTTCAGGCCAGTATAAAAAATTAAAAACTGATTCTGCAACAACGATGGAGGATTTAGGAAAATTTAGAAAAGACGTTATTGATTCACCAGCTTTAAATAAAATATTTGATCCAGAAGAACGCCGCCAATTGATTGCTTTATTAGATAGACAAGACAGAGCTGATGCATTAGCCACTGGATTATCTCAATCAAGAATTAATTATGATTATAAAAATATGTTATTTGGGGTAAAAAATGGAGGAAAAGTTAATGAAGAAGTTTTGGGACGCTATATGGCTGTTAATCCTGATATGGCTGACGTGGCTGAACAAGATGTGGCCGATGCTCAAGCAGTTTATAATGTTGTTACAACAGCAACAGATTTACCATTAAACCAACAAGTAGCTTATATTGAGAAAAATTTCCCTACTGACCCAGAAAGCCCTAATTACGGTAGACAAGTAGAAAGATTTGACGATGCTATGACATCATACCAACAAAAATTATCAGAAATACAAAAAGATAAAGTTGCTTTCTTTCAAAAACAACCT